GTTCGATGGTTGCAATAATAACTAATAAATTTCGATTCATGCAGGCTCGCATATTTAAAGATGCGATAGAAGACTCTTCCGTGGGTGCAGATACGCATTATTTGTTTGTAAGCAGACCACAGGCGTGGAACACAGCAACCACCAACGCCGATTTAATACCCGATGTTCCGGAAGATACACTATACAGTGAAAGAAGAATTTGGGACGGAATGATGGGTCTCAAGAAAATTACACCTAATAATTCTTCTTTTGTTATCCCTAGATGGAATTGGGACGCAACAGGAAATACAGTTTATGTTGCATATTCTGATCAAGATCCGCACATATTCGAGCATCCGACTTCCAGTGAAGTTACGAGCGGAAATGCCAATGGTTACACACCAGGAAACATTTATGCAATGAATCAATATTTTCAAGTTTTTAAATGTTTGTCCAACAATGGCGGCGTTAAATCTACAATAGAACCCGTAGCGGATGAAAGTAATCCTTTGCTGGTTATAAGTTTAGCTGATGGTTATAGGTGGAAATATATGTACACCGTACAAACCGGCGATGCATTAAAATATTTAACAGATCATTGGATGCCAGTCAAAACTCTAGAGTCTGATGATGGTTCAACACAATGGGATGTACAACAAGGTGCAGAAAATACTGGAGTAATAGATTCCATTCAAGTGATTAATGCTGGAACTCTATATGATAGAGTTTTAAATACAACTCCTGTGGAGAGTATAGGATTAGTAGGACCAAATCAATCCATTTCAGCACCTAGCTCTTCTGCCGTTACCAACAATGGATGGTATGCAGGAGCTACTGTGTGGATAGTATCGGGGACCGGAGCAGGAAGTTCTTCCAAGGTTATAAGTTATCTAGGATCTACTAAAGAATTCGTTCTAGAATCTACATTATCTATAGATTTAACTTCTCAATTTCAAGTTTTGCCTACAGTAAATATCACCGGCGATGGTACGGGTGCTAGAGCAAAGGCAAATATAAATTTTTCATCACCAAATGGAATAACGTCTGTATCATTAATTAATGCAGGAACTGGTTATTCTTACGCAACCGCAACTGTTACCGGAGCAAATAGCGGAAGTAATTTGGCACAGGTCGTTGTTGTTTTACCACCAAGTCAGGGTCACGGTGCAGATCCTGTCGAAGAATTGGGCGGACACTATGTTATGCTCAATGTCGATTTAACTTACTCAGAAGGTTCTGGCGATTTTCCAATATCAAATGATTATAGACAAATTGGCATTATTAGAAATCCAGAAACATTCGGATCTTCTGGAACAATTTTTTCAGGGTTGACAGCAAGTGCCAGTTCGAGACTCACTGTTAGCTCGATAGTAGGTACCTTTGCTCTTGATAGTACATTGGTAGAACAAACGCCTGGAGTCGCACAGGGTTTCTTAATAGAGGTATTAGACAACGGTGCTAATAAAGATTTAGTATTTGTGCAAATACCAGAAACTGGTTACGAAACCTTTAATGTAGGAAACTCGGTAATTTCTGGAAGTGCTTCTGCCACAATTAGTGCAATCGTGAATCCAGAAGTCCAAAAATATAGTGGCGACATAATTTATTTTGAAAATCGTAGACCTATTTTAAGATCGCCAGATCAAACTGAAACCATAAAAGTTATTATAGAATTTTAATTTGTATATGATACACTATACAAATAATATTCTAGAACATAAAAATCTACTAAAAATAATCTCGGTTATTATCGACTAAATATAACAAAATCACACTTTAGCGGAATTTCATTATGACCGATATAAAAGATCAATTAAAAAGTGCTCCTTACTTTGATGATTATGATTCGGATAAGCAATTCTATAGGATGCTTTTCAGACCAAGGTTTGCGGTACAGGCCAGAGAGCTGACGCAATTACAAACTATGTTTCAGTCCCAAATCGATAGAATGGGACAACACTTCTTCAAAGAAGGTGCTATGGTCATTCCTGGCATCACAACTTTTGATTCAAATTACACGTATGTTAAAATATATGTAAACAAGACAGGCGGAATTGACAATTCGATTTATTTTGTAGATGATGTTGCAATTCAAACTAATTTTTTAAATAAAGTTATATCAAGTACGACCGGCGTAAAAGCAAGAATCGTTAATTATACACCAATCGACGGAACTGGTGTAATAAGATTATATGTGAAATATTTAACTGCCGGAACTGCTTCCAGTGGTGGATTGCAAGGCGGATTAAAAACATTTCTTGCAAATGAAATATTAAGTGTAGAAGATTCCGGAATACAATTAGAAACCTTAAACAATTCAAATTCAGTAATTGGTACAGGAACAGGTGCTAACATTAAAGAAGGTGTTTATTTTACTAATGGATTTTTTGCAGTAGTAAAACAACAATCGATTGTTGTCGATCCTGAAAATGATAGACATACTGGAAGCATAGGATTGTCAATAGTTCAATCTATAGTTACACCAGAAGAAGATGAGAGTTTATTGGATAATGCTCAAGGTTCTCCAAACTATGCAGCACCAGGAGCGCATAGATTAAAAATAGATCTAGTATTATCGACAAGGGCGATTGATAAATTAACAACTACTTCCGTAACTGATAAAAATTTCATAGAATTGATTAGACTGATTGATGGTATTCCTGCAACGCCTCCTAACAAAACAAATTATAATTTAATTCAAGACGAATTGGCCAGAAGAACATTTGATGAATCTGGTAATTACACTATAAAACCTTTTGTTGTCGTTCCTAGTGAATTTTTTAATGACGGAACTAATAGTGGACATTATACCAAGGATATGCTCAAGAGAAGCACACCAAATGCGGCCGAATTAATAGGACAGCAATTTTTGGGAATATCGGGTTATCACGTATACGATGATGGATATTTACCTGGAGTCAATGAAGAAGCATTTCTTGCGGCCGCCGATACCAGAATGGTCTATCAAATAGATCCTGGCAAGGCATATGTTAAGGGTTATGAACTGGAAAAACTCGACAGATCAAGACTTGTAGGCAGAAAGGCTTTGGATTTTGTTACATCAAAACCAGAAATTGTTAGGACAATGAAAGGTCCATTCATTAGAGTAACAAACATTAAAGGTCTACCAATCACATTATGGGGTGAATCTACCACAACAAATCAATCCATGAAGCAAGTTTTGCTTTTTAGCAGAACAAGAGAATTTATGGAAAATTCAAGTTCACCAAAAGCACCGCCGGCAGCAGACGGTTCATTTCTAACTGGACCGACAAAAACTATAGACTCTGCATATTGTATAGGTACCGCTAGAGTTTTGTATTTTGATTTTGATGACGGAACCCCTGGTACTTCCGCAGCCGCATACAGATTGCATCTAACAGATATACAAATAACAAAAGATGATCATTCATTTGAACATGTTCAATCTATTTTTCAATCCAGTGAAGCTGGTACTGCTGGATTTTCTTGTGATGTAATTCAATTTTCACAACCATTTGAGGGTGCAGATATAACTATAACACCTGCTTCAAATTTTAGAGGCATAGCGACTGGTAATGGAACATATTGGAGAACAACTGAATATCAACAGCTATCCAAAAATGATTGCATCATACACGAAGATTCTAATCAAGTTAAATATCAGTATTACGTAGTAAATGCACCGTTGGACAATCAAAAGGTTCAATTAGATGCGGCCAAATCAGGTACAAAAACAAATATAACAATAAGTAGAGTTTATACTGATCTGGAAGATCAAGATGCCAGTGTTCTATTATATGTGATTCCTAAAGGATTCATTAGATCTATAGACGAAGATAAGTTTGATTATACTGCACAAAAACTTTTTGTTAGAACTTTATCGTCATCTAACACAATAACAATCATTTTAAGTGCAGATCAAGGTGCATTTCCTTCCTATTCGCCAACTGAATGGTTCTTTTCCGATAGCGCAGGCAATACGCTAAAGGCAGAAAATGTGACTTTTAATAGTTCAACTGAAGTTGTAGTAACATTTAGCTCTTTGGTTCCTGATGGAAACATAACAGCTATTGTGCCTTGTAGAATATCGGGCGAGAACAATGCCTCGCCAAAGCAAAAAACACTAAGAACAGGTACATATCAGAATACTGGCACTCCTAGTGGTCAATATTATGTTTTAACTGATGCATTAAAAACCGATCTACAAAGTATATCATTAGGTGTTGAGGATGTAATTAGAGTAAAACATATTTACATGTCCTCTGATTTTACGACAGCACCAACGGCATCCAGTGTAGACATTGTTGATAGATATGAATTGGACGATGGACAAAGAGACTCCTTTTATGATATCGCATCGATCAAATTGAAAAGAGGCGCACAACCTCCTACTGGAAGACTTGCTATTGTTTTTGATTATTT